AACCAAGAAAAGAAAACCAGACTTTCCAAGCTATTTGATACCCGATCCAACAGCTAGGCAGATAAAAAATCCAAGAGTTCCAAACGTAACACTAAAACAAGATTTATTTGTTGGAAACAGAGCTAAATATGCTGGTTTTGCCATTAACGCACCAGGTCAAACAAGACCTAGTATTAGTGGTCAAGAGGTAACTTATGCCCAACATGGTCAACAGTTCAGTTTAACTTCTACAGGAGGACCGAACTGGTACAATATTTATACAAAAGGTGGTCTTATCAACAAAGATATAGCATTAGCGTTTAAAAAGGTTGGCTTTAAGTAATAAAGTAGTAGTATAGTAGATGAATGTATTAATTTATTTTGTATGCCAACAGATAGAGCGATTGATAAGCTAAAAAAGGCTTTTAGCATAGCTAACAAAAGCAGTTATCCTATTTATAAAAATGGGGAGCTTATTTTAAAAGTATATTGGTCCCCCTTAACTATTGCAGATAGAGATACCATAAATGCTACTTTAACAGCATCGAATAGAGGCCAAGATGAAGGAAGTCTAGATTTTGCTCTTCAAGTAATAATTAATAAGGCAGAAGATGAAACAGGACAAAAATTATTTGTTGAAGCAGATAAACCTAGTCTAAGAAGAGAAATACCTTTAGCAATTTTGCTAGAGCTTATGACAAAAATGCAAGAATTGGGCGAGGAGGTTAGCTCTGATGCCGTAAAAAGCACAACTTGATAAGGACAACTATTTGTATTTACAGTTTTTCATTGCGGAAAGTTTAGGCATAACATTAGATTACCTAAAGAAAAATATGAATTTAGAAGAACTGTACGGCTGGAACGCATATTTTACATTGAAGAGTGAAAGAGAAGAAAAAGCATACGAAGATATGAAAAAGAAAGCTCAATATCGTAAGGTACGCTAAACTAAATGTAATGTTTTATCGAGATTAGTGGCATCTAATTACGAAGTTAATATAAAACTGAATACCAGGACTGTTAATAAGCAGTTAAATAATCTTGAAAAGCGTATATCAAAATTAAATAAATTAGCTCAAGGTGGAAGAGCAAATAGAACAGTACTTCGTAATGAGCAAGAAAAAATAAAAAAGACAGGTCAAAGACTTGGACTAGAAAATAAAGTTTTAAAAAGAAAACAAGAGCAATTAAAAGTAGATCAGCAACAGTTAAAAGTTCTGCAACAGTCGGCTAACGTAACAACCAGACAAGCAAGCGGTGGTGCAGGAAGAACAACTGGCAGAGGAGCAGCTAGAGGCGGTGGCGGTTCTGGGGCTTTATCAAGTGCAATTATTTCTGGTGCGTTTCCTTTATTGTTTGGACAAGGACCATTAGTAGCTGGTGCTGGTGCATTAGGTGGTGGAATAGGATCTCTGGTTGGTGGTCAAATGGGAGGTTTTGCAGGAGGTTTACTTGCAACTTCTATTGCAACACCTATCCAGCAGTTTGGAGTTGAAGCAGCAAAGTTAGGAAGTGCTTTAAATCCTGCCACTAAAAATGTAGAAGCCTTAACAGCAGCATTAGGTGTTACTGGAACAGAGTTTGAGAAAAACATAAAATTATTACAAGAATTAGGGGATGAAGAAGCAGCTTTTGAAGAAACAAGGAAAAAGATGCTTGCTTTAGTGGGTTCAGAAGGTGTCTCTTCTTTAGAAGAATTTGGAAAAGATACAACAGAATTAACAAATAGTTTTGCTCAACTAATGACTCAAATGCAAGCTGGTTTTGCAGATATGATAAATTCTGCTGGAATATTTAAAATGCTTGCAGAAGGTGTAAAACGAAGTGTTACTCTTAATCAAGCTAATCAAAATATATTTGACGATCCACGGATAACAAAAATAAATGAACAAAGAGAAAGAAGAGCAAAACTAGGAGCTATAAGAGCAAACCAAGAAGGCATACCAGGATTTAGAGACTTAGATCAAGCAGCAATAGAACTACAGGATCAATTAAATGTAGAAAAGGCTATAGCAGACGCTAAAGAAATGCAAAGAAAAGTAGCAGAAGCAAGTATGAAGAAAACAAAAGAACAAATTGTATTTTTAGAAGAACACGTTGATAAAACTGCTGAAGAATTTGAAATAGAAGTAAAAATAAGAGAATTAGAAGATGCAGGAGTAAAAGTAGATAGGGAAAGATTTATAGCAAATGAAAAGAGATTAAATCAGCTTCAAAGAGAAAGAAAATTAGCAGAGGAGACAGCAGCAGCATTTGAAAGAATGTCTCAAACAATAGCAACTGATATATCACAGGGAATACAGGGAATGATCCGTGGAACATCGACACTGAACGATATGCTCAATAATGTATTGAATAAACTTATAGACGCAGCCTTTAACATGGCATTATTTGGAAATATGCAGGGCACACTAGGAGGTGGAGGATTATTTGGTTCAATACTGGGTGGACTTGGAGGATTATTCGGTGGCGGTGGAGGTAGTGCAGTTGCAGCCTTAACTCCCGAACAACAAGTATCACGTTTTACTTTTGGAAGGGCAAATGGTGGTTCTGTCAGAGCAGGAAATGAATATATTGTAGGAGAAAGAGGACCAGAATTATTTAGTCCAGGTGTATCTGGAATGATTACACCAAACCACGCACTCGGAGGATCAACAAATGTAGTAGTAAACGTAGATGCTTCTGGTTCTTCTGTTGAAGGAGATGAAGAACAAGGTAGAGAACTTGGTCGTATGATTTCAGTTGCTATACAATCAGAATTAATTAAACAAAAAAGACCAGGAGGTATGCTCGCATAATGGCTACGTTTCCCTCAATAACACCTAGATACGGACAACAAAAAAGATCCGCACCATTAACCAGAACAGTTCGTTTTGCCGATGGTTACGAACATAGAATATTGTTTGGACTTGCAGAACATCAAAATCCAAAAGTTTATAACTTTACATTTGAAGTCTCAGAAACAGACGCAGATACTATAGAGACCTTTCTTGATGCCCGTGCAAACGACAGTGATAGCTTTGATTTTACTGCACCTGGAGAATCTGCATCACAAAAATTTGTTTGCGAAAACTGGTCAAAGTCCATACCATATAACAATAGAGCAACGATCCAAACAACATTTAGAGAAGTATTTGAACCATGAGTACTGCTCCGATTATTACTGATCTACAAAAGATCAATCCTTCAGCAATAATTGAATTATTTACATTAACTACTGATGCAACTTTGCATGGTTCAACACAAACTTATAGATTTCATAACGGAACAAGTTTAAATGCTAATGGAGATATTATCTGGGCTGGTAATCAATATTTAAAGATGCCGATACAGGCAGAAGGTTTCGCTTTTCAAAAAGGTCAACTTCCCAGACCCACTCTTACGGTTAGTAATGCTCTAGGAACTATCACAGCTATCTTGTTAAATGTTAATCAGGTAACAACAGGAAATGATCTGACAGGAGCTACTGTGACAAGAATTAGAACTTTGGCACGTTATATTGATGCTGTTAACTTCCCTGTAACGACTACCAGTACTACGACCACAGAAACTATTGCTGATCCTGCTGATGCTGAATCTGTGACATATACAGTAACAGTAGTAAATGTCGGTGGGTCTAATATCTTTGCTATTAATGGTTCTAACAATCCTGTACTTACAATGAAACGTGGGTCTACTTATATATTTAATCAGGCAGATGCCTCAAATAGTGGACACCCTTTGGCAATAAAATCTGATGCTGGAGGAGCACAGACAACAACTGTATCTGGAACTGCTGGACAATCTGGTGCAACTGTTACTTATCAGCCAGCATATCCTTCTGCTCCTAGTGATTTAAGATATTACTGTACAGTTCATGGAAATGGAATGGGAAATACAATTACTATGAACAATCCAAATACAACAACCCAACAAACTACAACAACTACATCTCAACAGGTGAATCCATTAGGAACACCAGATCCTACGGCAGAATTTCCTCAAGAAATTTATAAAATTGATAGGAAAGCAACAGAAACTAGGGAAGCTGTACAATTTGAACTTGCCTCAGTGCTGGATCTTGCTGGAATACGAGCACCAATGCGTCAATGCACCAGAACAGAGTTTCCTTCCATTGGTACGTTTATAGCATGAATTGGAAAGAAGAAGCACTTGTTCATGCGAAAGACCAAGATCCTAAAGAATCTTGTGGTTTATTATTAAATATTCGAGGAAAAGAAAGATATTATCCTTGTCGTAATTTATCTATGACAAATCATCAATGTTTTATTATTGATCCAGAAGATTATGTAAAAGCAGATAATACTGGAGAGATAACAGCAGTTGTTCATAGCCACCCTATAACACCACCTACTGCTAGTCAGGCAGATCAGATTAGTTGTGAACAAAGTAATCTTCCGTGGCATATTGTCAATCCAAAAACAGAACAATGGGGATATTGCGAACCATGTGGATATAACCCACCTTTAATTGGTAGACCCTGGGTCTGGGGTGTTACTGATTGTTGGAGTTTAGTGAGAGATTGGTACAAGGAAGATAAGAGTATTGAACTTAAAGATTGGGATAGACCTATAACACCAGAGGAGTTTATATTGAATCCAATGTTTGAAAGGTGTGCATGGAGAACAGGTTTTAGAGAACTTAGACCAGATGAAAAAACAATTAATGGCGATCTTTTATTTATGTCTATCGGATCTCCTGGTTTAAATCATGTAGCTATTTTTTTAGATGGAGATGTTTTACATCATTTAACCGATAGACTATCTTGTAGAGAGGCTTATTCTCAATGGCTACTAAAATGCACAGGAGGGAGGTATCGTTATGTTGCGTAAAGTAAAACTATATGGAGAATTGGCTAAATTTGTAGGGCATAAAGAATTTGAAGTAAAGGTAGACAGTATCGGTAGAGCAGTAAGTTTTTTAATAAATAATTTCCCTGGCATAGAAAAGTATATGTCTCCAAAGTATTACCAAGTAAAAGTAGGTAATTATGAAGTAGGCAAAGATGAATTACATTATCCCATCGGACAAAAAGAGGATATACATTTTGTTCCAGTTATTAGTGGTGCTGGAAGAGGATTAGGTAAAACTTTACTGGGAGTAGCTTTGATAGGAGTAGCTATAGCCAGTGGTGGTGCAGGGTTTATGGCTCAAGGTGGTTTTGGTTTTGGGTCTACAATGACAACTGCTACTGGAGCAGTAAAATTTAGTATGGCAGCTACTCTAGGAAATATAGGTATAGGTTTAGCTTTGATGGGAGTATCTGAAATGCTTACTCCTCTACCTCAAAAAAGAGATTTCAATAGTGAGGAAGATCCAAGACTGTCCTACAATTTTTCTGGAACTCAAAACACCTCACGGGCTGGTACTCCCGTTCCAATCTGTTACGGAGAAATTATAACTGGATCGGTGGTCATTAGTGGTTCAGTCGACACCCAGCAAATACAGGCATGACAAACGTACCAAAAAATATTATTGGTTCTGGCGG